AAACTGATAGCTAAATTACTAAAAGATTGTGGATCTAACCCATAAATAACAAAGTAACCTTTCTTTTGTTTCATTGTTTTAATTACTTCGTTAATATTCTTTTCAGTAATAACTATCATATTCATTGCAGCAAACTCTAATGGATCAGGATGTTCAGCAATCATAATTGTTGGTTTTACAATTTTTGTTTCAGTAACCACTTTGGGTTCTGGCATAAAGGAGCAACTACTGAGTAGAAGGACGAGTAGTAATACTTTTGATGGTATCAAATAACTTTTTAGCTTTTTCATTAATCGATCCTTCCACACGTTTTGGGTCAGCCATAGAGTTTTTTACTATATCAGTTTTTGATAATAGTTCTGCGATTTGTTTATTCTGTTTTGCAGCTTCGCTCAACTTTTTATTTAAATCTTTACTGAGATTAAGTTGCTTAGTTAAGTTTTCTTTCATAGTTTTCATAGTTTCATTTTGAGTCTTAATGACTCCCTCTAGCTTTGCTTGATTACCGACAAGCGTAGTTATTCGTGCTTGAGTATTTTTAAAATACCAAGCGAAACCAGCTGCCATTACAGCCATGACCATAAGTGAACCTATAAACAGTTTTGTACCCATAAAATGATTATACTTTTATATAAAAAGTTTGGCAAGGTTAAAATTTAGATAGCCACCTAGCTATGTGATGAACCCAAGGTAGTAACATTAACGCCATAAAGAGATTAGCACCGCTATGAGCCAAAGCTATCCTCAGAGTATCGCCTTTCGGCACGCCATCTGATACAAAAAAACCAGCTAACCAAATAGTGCCAGTTGTGCCTATATTTGCGCCTAGTACCGCTGCTATTGCCGCGGGCAGGGGTAACGCTCCCGATGCTACAAGGGCAATGATTGCAGTAGTAGATAGACTTGATGATTGCCAAAGAAGAGTCATTGTTATTCCTCCAACAAACATATAAATCGGATTACCTAAAAACCATGTCATATGATCTAAGTTTCCCATGGATTTCATTCCACCTGAAAACATTTTAAGACCTATGTAAAAAACTACAAGTCCAACGAGAGCCGTGATTACGGGATTACCTAGTTCCATTTTACCTACCTTTTTAATTAATTGTTTCATGTATAACTCCATAAAAAAAGTGAGATACAAACACTAACTTAGCTTCATCGTGTTCGTAATCTCATTATAAGTATCATAACATATAAATGTTACAATTTTATTACAAATTTTAAAAAATATAGTTAGATAAAAAGTACAAAAAGATAAACAACAAAACATATATTAAATATATAAACATAAAAATCTCCTATAGTCATTATAAACTACAGGAGACTGGTGTCAATTTTTTGACACTTTTGTCAGCGTCAATAATTTGTCTTTGTCAAAGTTTTGACAGTAATTTTTGTCAAGTTTCTGACAAAGTATTTATTATGTTATTTTGCCTATCACTACAGCGTCTGTTATATTGATATCATCAAGATGTTCAATAACTAAAACCATTCCCCAACCGCAGTTAAATATGGATTGAAACTCGTGTTTCGACAGTTTGCTTGTTTTGTAAAGTTGCTCCCACCAGTCAGCCATCTGTATAAAATCAGTTTTAAACCAATCAGTCTCGAACAATTTAAACTTATTATCACCTATTACTCTTGAAATATTGCCATGTAATCCTCCACCAGTAATATGGCTTATTGCTTTGATATTGTCAAGATTGTTTAATATGTCATTAGTATATATTCTAGTAGGTGTAAGCGGAATGTCTTGTAATGGCAATAATTTTCTTAACAAACTGAAACCATTACTGTGAGGTCCACTACTTGGAATACCAACTAACAAATCACCTGTTTTAACTTCTTTGGGTTTATCACTTTGTACAATACCCATTGCAAAACCTGCTAGATCAAAGTTTGAGCCTTCATATACACCAGGCATTTCTGCAGTTTCACCACCGACTAGTTTGCAACCTGCTAACTCACAGCCTTTTTGTATTCCTTTAAGAATCTGCTTAGATTTTTCTAAATCTAATCTGCCAGTTGCGTAGTAGTCTAAAAAGCTATGAGGTTTTGCACCTTGACACAGTATATCGTTTGTACACATCGCTACGAGATCAATACCAATAGTATCAAACTTGTTTTGTGCCTCTGCTACTAGTATTTTAGTACCTACACCATCAGTTGAAAGAACTATTTTCTCGTTTCCAACAGGTATAACAGCCCCATAACCTTTAATACCTAAATAGTCTACTAGTTTATCAGCAAGTTCTATATCAACACCGCTCTTCTTGTAAACAAAACTCATTAGTTAATGATTTTTATTTTAAATAGCGTTCATACGGTCAACTAGTCGTTGTGCACGATTAGTTACTTGTTTATACCATAGAGATGATTTCATTTCAATTGCAGCCTGTTGCCAGTCACGAGCATCTATAGCAGCTTTCATATTTTTGAATTTTGAAAGTCTAGGATATCCCATGTTAAACATCATGTTTGCAATAATATGTTGAGCCTCTTCTGGTAAATCACCCCAATCAGAGTATAATTTAGAGCAGTCTTTAAGTACAGACTCCATATCTGATGCAAAAGCTTCTTGAACACGTTCTTCAGAAACTTGAAAACCAATAGGTTGACCGAACTCGGGATCATCAGTTTTCACAAAATGTCCAATACCGAATGTAGGATAGCCAAGATGGTCATAATATATTTCATACTTTATACCCTCATCACGTTCAATTTCTTTTCTAAGTGTAGCTAGATTCATTAATTTTCCTTTCTATTTAAATATTTTCTTTTGGTGTGCGTGGTTTTTATACCAATCTAATCTTTCTTTTGTAATTTTTTTTCTCTCTTCTTGTTGTTTATCAATCTGTTCTTGTTCTGTCCACGTATACTCTGCTTTCCATTCATCACGTTTAAAAGGAATAACTTGGCAAATTGGAGTTCCAGCTGGTATCATGTGTTTTTTCTCATCTGGTTCCAGTGCAGTGTGGATAAAAGGTATATTCACATTATTATAATAAGAGTCAGTATCAACTAATCCAACTAAAGGAACTAAAGGGATCTCAAGCCTATTAATAGGAGGTAAAAATAAGGTAGAGTACTCAGGAGGAGTTTCAACAATCCACGGGCTCATAAATTTTAGCACCGTATAACCTGTCATAGGAGATCCTGGAAATTGTCTACCAGGATGAGTTTCTATAGGAGGCCAACGTTTTGACAATTCTTCTAACTCTTTATCAGGTGTCCAAATTCTAACTTGTTTATCAGTTGTTTGATAAATATAGATATCCATATGAGAAAGAATTGTATATCCTGCGCCCATAGCATCAATAAATGGAACACATTTTTTTACTGTTAAGTCATTCTTATTATTAGGAGGAATTTTCTTAAACCAGTCTGGTATAAGTTTTTTAGATGGTAAAGGAGGAAGTACAAGTGTTTTGGGAAAATCTTGTACAAGATGAAATTTTATTATATTTGTCATTTATGTTATAGAAAAGTTACTTAATACACCAAATAAAGAGTTAACCTTTTCGGTATTTTTGTGATTTAGGTGGCGATTTTTTAGAACCGCTTGGTCCTGCCCAATATACTTTATCAGCCCAATAGGCTGCTGACATTTTACCTTTTGCAATGTTTTTAGCGTGACGAGCTTTGAAACTTTTACGAGCTTCAGGACTGTAGTTATGACCCATAGAGCTATCTCCAAAGTGAATAAGTTTAATATTATTCCCATCTTTAGCAAGTACCATACCTTTTTTCTCTGATCTATTTGACCTTCTTGGTTTGTTGAATCCTGCAAAAGTTGTTCCTCTATATTTGATTTTACCGCTAGGTAATCTTTCTACCCCTGGATATTTGCTCATTTTTATATCTCTTTTCTATTTCACAAACAACCTGCCATTGGCGATGTGTTAGCTGTGGAAATTTTTTCTGTGAATTTATACAACCTAATATAAAAGATTTTTCAGCATCGGTCAATGAATGTTTTTCAAAAAATTCTAGCAGTGGTTTTTTAATTCTTCTTGTCATCGTCAAAATCATAAATGTAAGGATCTTTTTTTAATAATTCTTTTTTTCTTTTTTCAAATTCTCTGTTGAATTTCCAAGTTTCAAATTTTTCAAGCAACCATTGTAGCATCATTTAACTCCTTATAAGGCAAAGTACAAAGTGTAATTCTATATTCATTACTCATGTTAATAATTCTATGCTCAGTTCCTGTTTGCAAAGCGTAAC